TTTTAAAAAATGTTCCTATACCTCAAGGATCTTCATTAGAGTTTATGTCAGGGAACAAAGTAGTTTTAGAAGCAGCTGATACCTTAACTGTAAATAGTGATACCAATAATAGTATAGATGCTTCGTTAACAATAATGGAGATAACATAAGATGGCAAATACCCGTATTACACAGGGTGTCATCAAACCCAATGAAGATTACATAGTAAGAAATATTAGTGCATCTGGTATTATTACTGCTAGTGAGTTGGATGTTGATGGTGTATTAACATATGAAGATGTAACAAGCGTAGATTCAATTGGTATTATAACAGCCAGAAAGGGAATAGTATCATTAGGAGTTGTAACTGCAACTGCATTTCATGGTGATGGTTCACAACTTACTGGTATAGATGCAACTGCATTAAAAGATTCTGGTGGAAATGTAAAGATTCAAGCACAAGCATCTGGTGCTGTTCATACTGGATTCTCAACAATGCAGAATCTAAGAGTAACAGGTATTGCTACTTTCGGTACAAGCTCAACTGTAATTCATGGTGATCAGAATTTAATTAATGTTGGAACAGCACTTACATTAGGACATACTCAAGGTGTTCAGTTTCATACACAAAATCTACATGCAGATGGATTTGAAATAAACAACATAAATGCCTCTGGTATTATAACAGCCGCACAATTTAGCGGTGATGGATCTAATTTAGAAAACCTACCTGCTGGATTAGGAACTGCATTAAGTAGCACACAGTCAAGTCCATTAAACAAAATTTATTATACAAATACTGTTCTTCCTATTGAATCAACAATTACTGTTGATACTCCTGCTTCAGCGTCAGCAGCATATACACAATATGCTGATATAAGTGTGGGTGCTGGTGCAGACTTAATTATATCAGATGGTGATGATTTAATACCTGATGTTTTAGGTTTGAGACCTGATGGGACATTTGGTGGTGGTGCACTCGGTAGAATGAGAGTAGATAAGTTAGTAGGTAAGAATGCAAATAGTGCAGTCAATGTTGAGAAGGGTTTAGTAATTTCAGGAGTTACGACAGTCACTACTTTGGATAATGTGACTATTGCGGGTATTATGACTGCAACTGGTCGCATCGGTGTCGGTACAGTTACAACTTCAGAAAGAGACGCACTTTCTAATAAGAAAAAAGGACAAATAATTTTTAATGAATCAAAGAATAGATTAGAATATTATGATGGTAATCAATGGATTCTTATTGATGTGCCACCTGTGGTCTCTGGATCAGATGTTATAGAAGTAGATTCAAACGCTGGTGGTAATCAAACTTTTGTTATATCTGGTTCTAATTTTACAACTGGTGGTACGATTTCATTTGTTGGTACTGATAATTCAGAATTTAATGCATCATCAACAACATTTAATAATTCAGGTCAAGTTACAGCCGTTGCTCCAAGAGCATCATTTCTTAATTCTAAAGAATCATATAAAATAAAATTTACAGCTTCATCTGGTTTATTTGGAATATCATCACCAATCATAAGTGTTGACACATCACCAACTTGGTCTACAGCAGCAGGAAATATAGCATCAGTTGTAGAGGGAGCCAGTGTAAATGTAACACCATCAGCTACAGATGCAGATGGTGATACAATCACGTATTCTGAAACAACCAATAATTTAGGCGGTGCTGGTTTCTCATTAAATAGTACAACAGGTCAAATTACTGGTACAGCAGCTGCAGTTTCTGGTGATACTACAACCTCATTTACATTAAGAGCGACAGCAAATAGCAAAACTGCTGATCGAAGTTTTAATATAATAACTGAAAATAAAGATGGTTCAACAGCAGCAAAGGCTTTACAATATGGTTCTGAAGTTATTACAGCTCAAGGTGGTAGTTTCTCAGCAGGGTTGTATTATCTAACAGGTAAAACATCGATGGGTCTATCAGCACAACAAGTTTATGTTGATTCAGATGGTTGGATGCTAGTTTTTAGAATGGCAGGTACAGGTGGTAGTTATAACTCAACTTATGAATTTAGAGGTAATAATTTTGGAGAGGCAGCAATAGGCACATTAAATTCACCTACACAAGGTTTAACTGATCCTGGTTCAAGTACAACTCAATATAGTCGAGGTGTGGCTAGATTATCAGCACAATTCTGTGATGCTTTAGGTGGTCAGAGTGCCACTACTAATGTTATTAGAATGGAGGTTGGTGGTACATCAACTGTCTACTTTACTGACTGTAAAATATGGTGGACTGCTAATTCAGCAGATGGTTATGGACATACAACAGTATCAGCAGGTAACAGCTATGCTGATAGGAGAAATGGTACAAATCTAACACCTGGTTCTACCAGACCAATATGTATCTATCCTCAAGGATATGGTAACGCTATTCCATATTACGAGGGCAATGGATATTCTGGTGGATACAATGGAAGTTCATGGCACAATTCCACAACAATATGGATTAGACAATACTAATAAATAATAAAAAAGTAATATGTCCAGACTCAGAACCAACATTATCACAAACAGAATGGCAAACGGTGCTCCAACTGTTTCTAATGGTTTGGTGATCTCTGGGGTAACAACAACGTCTGAGATACTCGTAGGAAATACAATAAAATTAGATCCTATTTCTGGTATTGTAACTGCACGAGCAGTCGATATTGATGACTTTTTAGATGTAGGAAGTAATATTAAATTAGGCAATGCTGGTGTAATCACAGCAACATCTTTTTCTGGTTCTGGTGCAAACTTAACAAGCATCCCTGCTGCACAACTAACTGGCACATTACCTGCGTTAGATGGTTCAAACTTAACTAATGTAAGTGCTGGTAAACTTCTTCAAGTAGTACAACAATATGATACCAGTTTTTCTAGAGCACAAATCACCAGCACTACCTATACTGCAACAGCTTTTAGTGTGACAATTACTCCTACAGCAGCTGGTAGTAAAATAATGTTGAATTTTTCTGGAATTAGTAATAATGACGGTGCAGGACAAGCTGTAAACATGGCGATATACCGAAGTATAGCTGGTGGATCTTTCGCTCAGTTTACACCATCTGGATCAAATGATCCTGGTAGAATCGGTATGAATAAAGGAGACCAATCTAGAAACGAAATTAGTTTTAATATTCAATATTATGATACTCCAAGTTACACATTAGGTGATGCAATAATATATAAACTATATGCAAGAAGTGTAACTGGGCATAAAATTGAAATACCAAGTAGTCCACAAGGTGCACCAGTACTTTGTATCGCACAGGAGATAGCATAATGAATTATAGTAAAGGAGACGCATTAGTTTCTTTAAGACCTATGGCAGAATGGGCTTGGGTAGGAGGTGATGGATACTCTAATCTTACTTGGTTAGATAGTAAACAAACAAAACCCACTGAAACAGAAATAGATAATGAAGTTATAAGATTAAATGATGCAGAACCTATGAGACTTTTAAGAGTAGAAAGAGATGCAAGATTAGCAAAAACAGATTGGATGACTCTTTCAGATTCGCCTACAATATCCGATGCTTGGAAAACATATCGTCAAGCACTGAGAGATTTACCTGCAAGTGCATCACCAAAGTTAAATACTCTATATGATTTAGATTTAACATCAGTTACTTGGCCAACTGAACCTTCTTGATAAATGCCATTAACAAACATAACACAGATAACAGGTCCAGGTATTAAAACCACCACTAACTTACAAGTTAATGATGGTCTTTTTACTGGTATTGTTACTGCTACTAAATTTGTTGGTGATGGTTCGGACTTAACCTCTTTACCTGCTGGACTTGGCACTGCTTTAAGTGCAGATGTTTCAAAACCATTGAATTCAATTTACTATGTAAATGATACATTACATGTAACAGAGAATTCTTTGGTTGAGGTTCCAGCAACATCATCAAATGCTTATACACAGTATGCAAATATACAGGTTGAAGATAATGTAAATCTAACAGTTAATGATGACTGTAACTTTATACCTGATATATTGAGTCTTCCAACATAGTATAAATACAATTAACTTGGATATCCTGTAA